AAAATCAACCGCCCAAAAGACATTAACTCTAGATGAAGCAAGACAAATGAGTGTAGCAGAGTATGTCAATATTACAGAGATAGCAGGTTTTAATTATACAGATTACTTAGTTAAGATACTACAAAACTTAAAGACTTTCAAGTTTGAGGAATTGAGGGCGGTAACAGAACAAGACCTGGTTATTGGTTTATTACCAAAGTCAGATATAGAGAAGTTAAGGATAGTTTTAAAAGATGGATTTAGAAAGAATCTAACCATCAGGGAAATCGAAAAGGACATAGCTAACTCAATCAATCTAAAAGATAGAATTAAGATACAAGAAGATGGTACTGCTAGAGTTACATTGGGAGCAGACGCACGACCACTTGTTATAGCAAGAACGGAAACCATAAGACTAGCAAACGCCGGACTTAAAGATTTATACCTAGAGAATCAAGTGAACAATTATAGGTATCTTGCTGCATTAGACGACAGAACTTCCGAGATTTGTAATAGTTTAAACGGACAAGTGTTTGCTACAAAAGATGGGGAGCCAGGAGTTAATATGCCCCCCATGCATGCCAATTGCAGATCCACAATTGTCGGGCTGGTAGACTAATGGTAGGGATAACTGAACAGACTAGGCCAATATGTGCCAAATGTAAAACAAATCCAGCACTTAGTTATATGGATGGGATTTGGGTTTGCGGACAATGTCTGCATGAATACTTGCAATTAAAGGAGAAACAACGAAGGGAGGCGTTCTTGGAAGGATAATGGTATTTGTAGACCCAGTAACCCAACAACGAATAGCACATGACCCGATGTGTGTAGATTTACAATATGACCTAATTGGAGACGATTCAATTTCTCAAGAGACAGTCCCGGTGATAGGCAATTGGGCAGATTATACTGGTTCTGCAATAGTTAATTCAAGAGCTCAACAGATGTGGGCCGGGACAAGCAATGCTTTATTTGGAGAAGACCCGCAAATAGAAAGTAATGCTAAAGTGGGCAATCTAGGCATAGTAGGACAGAACACACAGACAACAAGGCGTAGAACTATACGGAGGTTAGCATGTCTGAAAAAGTAATAGAGATTAATACTGGTTCAGGAAGGGCAGTATTTCTAACAGAATTAATGGAAGGAAAACTTAATGCGGTTATAATAGAATCACAAGACAAAGTGTCTGTAATGATTAGTAGCGACCTTGGTTATTTGATATTTCACAATCCAGAACATTATGGAGTCAAGTATTATGCACCGAGAGCAGTGATGAGGGGCCCGGAGAGAAAGTTAATTGTTAGCGACCAGTTTGATAAGTTTGTACTCAACGAACCAATGGACATAATGGTTGATGGTGGAAAAAATAGAGACGTTAAGATAATTTTAAGGTTTGATTAATATATACATACCCTATCTCAATATTTAAATAAAACTTTTCTGTAATTCTTACATAGGTAATTTAAATGGTAGAAGAAAAAACCAACGAAACAGGGCTATTAGTAGAATATGCAGTATCTATTAGTGAGTCAGCAGAACTAGATGGCGATTTTACAATCAAGGGTATTGCTATTAATGAAACTACTACATCTAATGGGCACAAGTTTATCGGCGAGGAATTAGCTAAGTCTGCCCAAACATTGATTGGCGTTCCATTATTAAAAGACCACGTTAATTCTGTAGATAATATTGTAGGACGAGTTAAGGGCGCATTCTTTGATGAAGCAAGACGCGCTGTCCCTTTTAGTGCAATAGTGAAAGACCCAACAATGAAACAAAAGATTAAAGATGGGTTGATTGATTCAGTTAGTGTAGGGGCCCATGTTTTACCACAAGATATTGAAGAAACAGAGAACGGTGATATTATACCACACAATATTGTTTTTAAAGAATTAAGTTTGGTAGGTGTTCCAGCAGACTCTGGTGCCACATTCCAAATAGCGCTTAATAATTCATATCAAGCGTTCAAATCAAACTCTAACGAGAATCAAAGTGTTACAAAGGAGGTTTTAAAGATGACAGAAGAAACGAAAGAAGAACAACCTGTTCAGAAAGAAACTGAAGAAGCTAAGCCAGAAGTAGAAGCTGAAGTAGAGGCAGAAGTAGAAGCTGAAGAACCAAAAGCAGATGTAGAAGAAAAGATTATGTCCCTTTTATCCAAAATGGATAAGAGAATGGCTAAACTAGAAGCTGCAGATGAAGATGAGAAACCAGTAGAAGCAGAAGCAACCGCGGAAGAAGAAGCTGAAGACGAAGAAGAATCAGAGGAAGCTGAGGAGGAGGTAGAAGAAGGTTACAAGATTGTAGCTGGAGACAAAGCGTTCATGTATGAACGGTCATCCTATGTATACTAATGGCAAGTGACTCAGTATCAACAAATACTTTAGGCGCTCAAGTTGTATTCGATGGAAACAGTCCCCGTACTTTTACTGCAACAGCTAGAGCAGTGATCTCTGGTGGTGATTTGGTTCAGATTTCTGGAACAACAAACGATGTCGGTTCTGGTGTTTCCTCTTATGCGAATGGAGACTTAACAGTTTTCGGAGCACAAGATGTAACATTATGTAATGGTATTGCACTTAACACTGCTGCATCTGGGGCTTTGGTCACAGTAGCAACACGAGGAGCATATCTTATGAGAGCAGGCGGAGTAGTATCTGGTGGAGCATTAGTACAACATAATGCATCAGGTAATGTAGCGAACTTAGGAGTACTAGGTTCAGTAAGTGTTGGAACTGTAGGTCCACGACCTATTGGAACAGCTATGACAACTACAGGTTCTGGAACAAACCTATATTCTCTTGTTTATCTAAATGTTTAAATGGCAAGTTTTAAGAAATTGAACGAGTATATCAGCACAGCTGATGGAACTGCAGGAACGTTATTAATTCCTAAACTGATTATGCCAGCATTAATCGAGGAAGTAGAGAAAACTCTAGTACCAAGAGAAATGGCTGCACAAGTTTGGGGACCAGGACAAATCAAAGGTTCTAGCTTTACAGTTAACCTAGAAACTCCAAATACATTAGATGTACGAGAAGTAGGGGAAGGGGCCGAAGTGCCGTTGGATAACATCGACTTTAGTACAATTACATTCACACCTAAGAAATATGGTGTAGCTGTAAGGATTACTAGAGAGATGATGGAAGACTCACAGTTCGAATTACTTCAAAGAAACATACGAATCGCAGGTAAGAGATTCGCTGAGAACGAAACTAACCTAGTCTTAGGACAGTTAGATACAGCAGATTCAACAACTGCAGGTGGTGCAGCGGTAACAATCGCCAACATCACAGAATCTATGTTTGACGTTGAAAACAACGACTACGTTCCAACTGATTACCTTTTGGGTAATGAGCAAGCAAACGATCTAAGAAACATCGATACCTTTGTTGAAGCCGATAAGGCGGGAAACACAGAGATGTTGAATAGAGGATTTGTAGGAACAATTTTTGGTTTGAACGTTGCAAGATACAGTACAAATGCCGGAGCTAACGCAGTGGCAACAAGCGGATATATCTTTGATAGATCCCAAGCGTACGGAATTGCAATTGGACGAGATTTGACAGTAGAGAACTTCACACTACCAACATTCGATATGGAAGGAGCAGTAATAACGCAAAGAATTGATGTGAAAGCATTGAGGACTGCAGCTATATCGAAAATAACCTCGAGTTAAGGTTGAATAGTTAAGTATTACTATGCAGTTTTGGGAAATCTGCTGAAATCAAAAACCCCGCGCCGCAAGGCATAACTAAATAGAAAAAACAAACAAATGGCAATAATAACAGACAATGTCAGAAATGGAGCCGTGGACGGTATGGGTAGAGGATTGACTGGTTCCGAAACAGGAATCGGCGGAATCACTATCGTAAGTGCAACTCCAGACGAAGTACTAACTGGCCAAACTGGTTCAGATGTAGCATGGGACGCTAACGCTAGCGAACTATATATGTGTGAAGCACAAGGTGGAAGCGAGTGGGTACATTTAGGTTCAATAGCTTAAATTAGGAGGTTCAAATGACAACAGAAATACGAGCAGAAGTTTTTGCATCTGGAACAACAACTGGATTAATCGAGGGTACACACTCCGTAGCATATACAATGCTATGCGGGATAAGTGGAACTCAAGTGATACCGCTTCGTTGTACAGATGACGGTCTACTATTAACCTCAGGTGTTAATTAGTTAAATGGCCCTTGATACAATAGGGTCGATAGCGACGCATATATTAGAAAGTTTCAATAATATATCTACCGGAATAAGTGGTAATATGGTTGAGATAGTAGATATGAATAGACAGCATGTCGCGAATTTTGTTGGGCAATCAATTGGGTCAAATAATATAGAAGACGAGTTCCAACCGCCAATAGTTAATTTTTCTAAAGCAGATACTATAGACTTCGTACAGGCACAAGCGGGCGGAGAAAAGTTGTCACTTGCAGAACTAAGCATTGAGGACTCGGGCGAGGAAATGAGTTCAAAGGCCTGGAGAATGCTAGCAGAAGGACAACTAAATGCGATCGGGCGTAAAGTGAACTTCGTAAGAAGCCTAAGCTAATGTCATATTCTTCTAATTTACAAGCCGGCATAAATAATATTGTCGCAAAGGCAGGAACATCTGTAAGGATTAGATACTTTAATCCTACAATGGGAAGTGTATGGGATGATGAAGCTACCTTAAATGATTCAGATACAGTCATAATAGGTTCTAATTCTGAACTAACAGTTAACTTAGAAGGAACTTACCCCGCATCAGGTACATCCCTGGGGGTAGTAGCTTATGGTTCAGGTCTTAATGAAATAAGGTGGTTTAATGATTGGGTAATTGTATATTCTGGTACTGTAGGTGGCCATCATCTATGGGCTATGGCCGGTAGTCAGACTTCTGCTGGGGGAGAATACCTACCAGCGGGTAACTATGATCCTACAAGCGGTACGGCAGTTGCAACAATAGCACCCCCATCGGTATGGGCAAGTGGAATAGTAGTGCCCGTAACGGCCAGAGAAGGGTCTAATGAGTCAGTTCTACTACAACAAGGGAAGTTAATCGACACAGACCAAAGGCTTTATATGAATGGGTCTATCCCAGTAAATGGGTCCACATATTTGGTAGACATACAAATAGGTAGTCCTATAGGAGATTTATACACAACAAT